GGTCTTGCTTGGCAAGCCATGCTTCGTATGAAAACTCGTTGCCAGTCGCAGCAACCACCGTATCAGCGCCGCCATTGGTGGTGACAGTATCGCCCGTGCCGCCCGCAGTTACAGTATCTGCACCCGTTCCCGAGACAATAGTATCCGCTCCACCTGTTACGGTAGAGTCAGTGATTTCTTCAGTCATGCTAGTCCTTTTTGTAGGGTGTGAGGTCTATGTCGCGTAGCATAATAAGCTGCAATGCTACTTGGCGTTTGCCCATTTCAAACGCCGTGTCATGCGTGTTTTCGCCCCGAAATGCCGTGGGTGAATAACATCCGCATAAATCGTTGATAATCGCGTTCAGTGCAGCGCTGTACGTCTCATCATGCAGCAACCGCTTAATGGCCGTTGCGTCCGAAAGCGCTATGCCTTTCCCGTTACCTAGTGGAACATTCATACCATCCCCCCAGCCTGTAATGCCGCAGCACCCGCGCCCACTTGTTCAGCCGCAGCACCACCCTGTTGAATCAGGGCAATCTGCTGCTGTGCCTGTGCCTGTGCGTCCTCCTGTTGCTTCATTTGCTCCATTTCTTCCGCATCACGCATCCATTTCGTAGGAATACGCTTGCCCTCGAATGAATCCCGAATCGCCACATCGTAGCGCATTATTTGCGTAACAGACTGGTCAACCGCCGCAACCTGCCCAATGATACCGATAGATTCCAGAAGCATTTGCGCCTTCTGTGCTTCAATCGCCTCATGTATGGGGGACTCAAACTTAAACTCAATGTTGCGCCCTGCTATCTCTTCAGGCGCCCCGCCAAGCAATCCAAACGCACCATTCTCAAAGGCCACGGCAAACGCAGCCTCACACACAGGCGCGTTGTAATCTTGCTCCATAGGCTCAAACAGAGGCAGTGCATTGCGGATATATTCCGCATTGAGCAATGACATCTCATACGCCGTACCTTGCCCTTGTGGCTGTGGCACGTTGATTCTGTCTAAGAAGAACGCCCGCTTTACTTCATTCTGTTTTGCGTCCATGAGTTCAAATGCACGCGATAATCCACTGGTGTCTGTGGGGGCAAATGCCAGCGCATCGCTTACCTTCTCTCCCACTTCAAGGTCAATGAACTGCACACCGCCTGATCGGTTAATATCGCCTCTGAAAATCTCTTTACGCGCAAACATAAGAGGGTCAGTCGCACGCTCCCCCGCGTCCAGTACATCCAAAGCCATGCTTTGCAGCAAGCGTGAATCAGGAAGCGCCGCGACTGTAGCAGGGCTGTGTGCATACTGTGAACCGCTAACCGTTTGCCAGCGTGGGATGACGTAAATCATCGTTTGCGCCGCTTCTTCTTTCAGAAGGTGTTTGCCGCCTTCTTCAAAATACACGCTCACATACTTTGTCAGGAACTTTTGCTCGCCCTTGTAGCGCTCTTTCGGCATCACCACATGGTAGTAACACGCCTCCGCATCAGGGTCTTTCTCAAGCATACGCTTGTATTTATCACTGATATTCCCATCAAATTGAGCGCTTAGACTCTGTACGGTTGTCTTGGACTTGCGGAATATCTCACAGATAGAGCCGTCATAATCCTCTACCCATGCCACATCCCGCAAATGCCAGTTGCGAAACATCAGACAGTTTTTCTTGCGGTTTAGTTCCACCGAAATTACGGCTTGCCCAAACGTCACGAAGTCACGGTCAGCCTCTTTCATGGCACGCACAAAACCCGAATGAGGGTCATATAGCATACGCCGCAGGATAGTCGTTGCACCTTCAAGCCATTCTTTCGCCACGGATGACAGGTCATCAGGCTCATTAACGGTCACAGCAAACCATGGCTGCGCCCGTGGCCGTAGCATAGAACTGATAGAATTGCCCAAGTCGCGGCAGCATATCATCGGGAATGACGTTGACATATCCCGCGTCAGGTCAGCACCAAGGTTGCGGTTTACCGTGAAATCAGCACGCTCAACATAAAAATGGTCTGCAATCTCTTGCCATTGACTATGCAGCGTCATGCGCTTTTCAAACAGTTTCTTTGCACGCTTCCCAAGCGTCTCAAACCATTCTGTCATTATGCCCCCAAGGTGGTGTTTTGTAATTGTTGCTGTGATAGTTTCGTAGCAGGAACACCATTAGCCATGATGTTTGCCGCCGCCTTCTGGCGCTTCTTCTGAATATCTAACTGGTTTTGCGCGTCTGGAATCTCTTTAGGCGCTGCGATTGGTGGCGGTTTAGGCGCACCCTTGAATAATCCACCCATACTACAAATCCTTCTTAGGTTTACGTTTCGGCTTCGGTTTTGGCTTCGGTTTTGGCAAAGGCGCGTCCACGTCATCCACTGCATTCTCCTTATCAGAAGGAGGGAGAAGCAACACAGACAGCGCCGTATCCTTAAACCACTGTACGTCAATCACCCCATTGCTACGCGCACCATACATGCGAGAAACACCACCTTCTTTCAAAACGGCAATAGATTCATACCAGCCGCTTTTATCCATACTCACAGCGCAATAAAGCGCATCGCTTAATGATGCTCTTGCTTCCTCTGTGGCCAGCTCCACATGGTTTCTTGTGATGAAATCCATCCTATCTTCTCCCTGCCAATCGGCGCTTGCTTTCATTATTGTAGGTAATCTTCTGGGTGCGGTTGCTATTTGCAGCCCATCCACCTCTCATGTTCTGCTGTGTAATGCCATAGCCCCATGCCATGACCACCGCATCGCCCTTGTCAGGTGAACGTCCCAACGCCGCGATAACATCCGTTTTCTTAATCAGCTTTATGCCTTTCTTGTTCACCATTTCGGACTGGTCAATCTCCACCGCGCACAAGTCAGCCAATAACTGCATGTCGCGTGGTAGCATGATACAGCTACCGCCCGCCTGTGACGGGTCAAGAGCCTCTCTGAACTTCCAATATAATTCTGCCCGCTTGTTGTAAAAACCCAGTGTGCCATCCTTAGTGCGAGCCAGTGACGCTTGCCCGCCACCATGAGCCACGCACTCAAAATTGTTCATACGCAAATGCTCTAATGTAGCACCACCGAAGCCGCCTTGTGCATCGACAATCACCGTTGCATTGTCACGACGATACTGGATAATAAGCCCCGATACTTCCGCGCCTGTGGGTGTTTTATCGCCACGCACCGAAATAATCTCATCATACCAACCATCATACCGCGCAGCGATTACCGTGCTATCACTACCACCCTGTGCAACGTCAACACCCATAGCGCACATTGGCACACCGCCGGGTTTTCCGTTCTTCTCCCACCTGTCAAATGCTGCTTCCACCCATGCAGTTGGGATGACTTGCCATTCTGAATCCTCATACGCGCTCATGAAGTCGCCAGTGAGCAACCTCTCACGCACTGAATCAGGCAAGCTGGCAAGGCTTTTTATGTATTCGTCAGGGTTGTAATACGGGTTATCCGTGAATGATGACGGGATGTAGGTGCGGGATTGCCCCCCCACTTTACACCCTGCAATCATGAACGTGTCACCCTTAGAGCATTCATCATTGTTTGATGGGTTGAACCATCGTAACTCACCATATTTCGCAGGATTAGGGTGCATCCTGTCCAGCCATGGCGCAAACATTCGCGCCAACCATGAACCCGTAAGATGATACGGGTACACGGGCGGGTTAGTTCCGAACACCACGCGGGTACGCTGATTCTCGTCAGGGGTACGCAACCACCCCATACACATACGCACTTGGTCTTCTAAAAACTGGCTTGCCTCATCGAAATAAATGAAGTCAAACGGCAATCCCTGTTTTCCACCTTGGTCATCACCCAAGCCCATGAACACAATCTCTTGCTTATCATGGGTGTATTTCGGGCGATTGCTTCCCTTGGTTAGCCCTTTCGTTCCCCTGCCCGATTCGTTCAGAATGTTGGTAATCGTATGCAATGGCGCTTCGAGGTCAGCGAATTGACGGCGAACAATCAGGCTTCGCTTGTGGTTGTTGAGGGCAATTCCGCAGCCCACGGCTGTTTTCCCGCCCCCAGGGCTTCCACCTGCAAGCAGTAAATCCGCATCGCTGTAATACATTTCCGTTTGCGGCGCAGAACAAGGGATAAACACCTTATCCTTAATGCTTGAACCCGCAATCGTTTGTGCAAACTCCTCTCCCTTGCCATTGGCTATCATGCCAGCGACAAGGGAGGAAATATCCATAATGGTTATGCGTTTGTGAGTGCCGAAGAGATGATGATATTCCCGTTTGGCAAGCGCACACCAAGGAATGCCGCTTCTGTGCCTGTGTCTGTCCACGTTAGGGCGAGCAATCCTGCCGCCGTTGTCTGTGCGCGAAACAGTTTCTTAGCAACCACGGCCAGTAGTTTACCTGATGCGCCGATTGCGATACCCGTAGAGCCGCCCGTTGCTGCAAAATCAGTGCCGCCAGCATTGAGAAACAACACTAATTCAATATGCGTCACTTCGCTGATTTTGCCGCCGTTGGCATCCTTCAACTGAACGGTGATTGCGCGAGCATCCGAAGCCTCTGCACCCACCGTAATCACCGCATTGACAGCGGGGTGCGTCACTCTGTCACCCTCTAAAATAAGCGAGCGGTCAATGCCTACCGCGATACCACCGCTTGAAACATCACGCGCCGCAACGGCTGAAACTCCGAAAGTCATGTTATTAATCCTTATTGTTGTTTTGTTAATGATAATGCAAAGGTAGTGTTTTGCCCTGATGTGCCACCCGAAGAGAAGGGGCGCAGCAATGCGGGCAAGTCTTGAATCGTTTTGAGTCCATCAACCGTGAATGATACTGCATTGCCCTGCCTATCTGTCAGTGTGTTCCATGTTGTGCCACCGTCATTACTGCCCTGCGCCACCACTGTTGCGCTGTTGAACGTGCCGAACACCTGCGCCGTGCGGATGGTGTAGTCGCGCATATCGATAGGCGCACCGTCCACGTTCGTATTGGTCAGCACCCATGTCATGGTGAGGAAATACAAGCTATTCGTTGGCTTGCGTGTGGGGGTAACAGTAGCCATGATTTATCCATAAAAAAAGCCCCGTAACCGTGAGGCTAGAGGCTGGTTTGTTCGCAATTACAGCGATTATATGGATAATAGGGCAAAACCACTTCCCTGTCAAGGGCAGCGTGCCACAAAAACAAAGAGGCAGGGTAACTAATGCCAATGTCATCACGAATAACATATCGCTTGTCTTGATATTTTGGACAAGACGCATCAATTTGTTTCATGAGAGTATTTATATTTTTCAATGTTTCACTCATGCACGCATCCCCTCATAATGCTTGCCAAGCCATGCAAGCCCATCCTCAAACACGGATTTTGCAGCGTGGTATCGCATACCCATGCGCCCCGCCAGTTGACCCAGCGGCAC